CAGGGTGAGCGCGGTGAGCAGGGGCCGCAGGGAGAGGTTGGCCCGGAGGGGCCTGCCGGAAAGGACGGCGTACAGATTGATGATGCGGCGGTGAGCGAGGACGCGCCGTGGAGCAGCAAGCACATCATTGATATGCTCTGCCCACCGCTGGAAGAAAGCGGCAACCCTGTTGTGTGTTACCCTGTGGCGGGATACCCGCTTGGCGTGAAGTCGAAGTGGGAACCCATGCAGGAGGGCAGCGGAACGCCGTATCCGGCAGGCGGCGGTAAGAATCAGCTAAACCCAGCAGGGTATGAGGCAGCAACGAAGACAGTAAATGGTATCACTTTTACTCGCTCGAATACAGGCGAAGTGGTTGTAAACGGCACAGCTACAGGAACCGCAATCTATGTCCTGATTAAGAACTTTTCTTATCCTATCGTACTCTCAAAGGATAGAAACTGGAGCATTGTAGGTGAAAACGTCATTTCTGCGCAAGGACTCGTATCTGGTGTAACTGTGACTAGGCCAAGCGATAATACACTTCTGTATGTTCGAGTTGAATCTGGTACAACGGTAAAAACCACTGTACAGCCACAGATTGAAAAGGGCAGTACGCCCACAGCTTGGGAACCCTACGAAAACATCCGCCCCATCAAGGGACGTGACAGCGTGACGGTTGAACGGTGCGGGGAGAATCTGCTGAATATAAAACCATTTAATAAATTAACAACAAAAGGCATCACTTATGAGTATGTTCCGGACGGCGGTATTCATATGTCTGGCACATCAACGACTTCTGTGGATAGCCCAACGTTTCCGGTTTGGCTTCTGCCGCCTGGAAAATACTTCGGGCTGGAATTGGGCTCGGGAATTTTCGCTAGTATTGTGGTGCAGAGAAACGGGAAGAACTTGTGGCTAAACGCCAGAGGCGCTTTTGAGATTTTGGCTGGGGATGTAACTAAGTATTGGTACGCGATTCTGAGTGCCGGCGCAACGGTTGACAAGACAGTATATCCGTACATTGTTCCTGGCACCGCCGCCCCCACCACCTACACACCATACAACGGGCAGACCAACACCCTGACCCTGCCCGAAACCGTGTATGGCGGTGAGGTGGACGCGGTGACAGGTGAGGGGCAGGAGACGTGGAAGGCTTTAAACAATTTTAACAACTATACTTTTAGCGAGGGTGATTCTGAAGTAGGATGGACACAATCAGAAGATGCAGTTGCATGGTTTACAAACGATTTACAAGCTGCTTCAAACGAATCAAATGTTTTGTCAAACGTTCTCCATGCCATTTCTAACATCGTTACTTCAGCAGTGCCATACACAATAGGTGCTACGACCACCTATTGTGCTTTACGACTTCCCAGAAGCGTTGCTGCCACGGGAGATGATGTTAAAAATTGGTTAAATGTCAACGATGCTAAAATTGCTTTTAAGGGTAAAGAACAAACACTATTCACTGCGACAGGCGCACAACCAATCTCCGCGCTTGCAGGTGTGAACACCGTGCTGACCGATGCCGACAGCGCGACTGTGACGGGACGCGCAGACCCCATTAAGCGCATTACCGATTTGGAAGATGCGGTTGCATCTCAAACCTGAAAGGAGAAATAAAATGGCTATCAAAAGTAAAGCACGGCACGACTTAACGTTGCGCAGCATCAAGCGGGAGATTGCAGCAGGACGCGATGTTGCATTTTGGCTTGATAAAGCCTACACACATCTGGACAATGGCTTACTGACCGAAGATGACATTGCCGAGGTGGAGACGCTGGCGCAGGCGTATTATGATGCGCTGGACGCTGAAACGGTGCAGGACGGCAACGCAACGAATGAGCAGATTCAAAATCCGCTGTACGAGGAGGAAGATCAATGAGACTCTCAAACGGTGAGGTGTTGCTGGCGTGGCCTCTGGCCCAGCACATCATCACACAAGGATGGTTTTACAACGACGGCAGTATGCACCGGGCCATCGACCTGCGCACCCAAATCAGCAATACCAGCACGCAGCCGGTATACGCGGCAGAGGGCGGCACAGTTGACCAGGTGCAGAACTGGGACGGCCATACCAAAACCGGGATGCAGAGCTATGGCAACATGGTGCGCATCAGGCACGCGCCCTACGAGGGAAAGCCCCTGCAGACCCGATACGCACACCTGAGCAGATATTGCGTCAAGTTAGGCCAGCAGGTCAAAGAGGGCGACCTCATCGGCTATAGCGGCACTACCGGCAATGTGTTTGGGGCGCACCTGCATTTTGAAGTCATTCTGAACGGCAGCCGCACGAATCCGCTGGTATGGCTGGGCAACGACTTCACCACGGCAAGCAGTCAGGTGTTTACTTATCGCACCGGCGAGCACGCAGTAGAAAAACCCGCAGACGCTGCACAGCCTAGCGGCGAGGAAGTGCTGATTGATGTGTCTCACCATCAGGGCGCTATCGACTGGGCAAAGGTTCCCTACCGTGCCATTATTCGCATCGGGTATCGCGGCTACGGCAGCGGAAAGCTGATGAAGGACGAGCAGTACGATGCCAACCTTGCAGGGGCGAAAGCAAGCGGAAAGCTGTTAGGCTTTTACTTCTTCTCGCAGGCGGTCACGGTGGACGAAGCCCGCGAGGAGGCAGACTTCTGCGCAAGCCTTGCCCCGACAGGCTATCCCTTGTTCTTCGACAGCGAATGGGGACACACAACCAAGACCGGCGTTCACGATGGCCGCGCCGACAACCTGACGAAAGACCAGCGCACGGCAATTGCAATGGCGTTCTGTGATAGGGCCAAAGCGCACGGATTCACGGCAGGCATCTACACCTTCACGGCCTTTGCAGGCGCGAACATCGACTACACCTACCTGTGTGAAGATTACATCGGCTGGCTGGCCGACACCCGCGCCAACTACGACACGAGCCTGCCGCGCTACATCCACCAGTACGGCCAGGCCGCAAAGGGCAGCGTTCCGGGCATCACAGAGGTGGTTGATTTGAATCATTTGGTCAAGGCCCTGCCTACGGTGGACAAGCCTGAAAGGAAGCTACAAGTGATTACCATCGGGCCGGTGAGCCAGGGAGATGCGGATGCAATTTACCTGCTGTGCCAGAGCCGCGGCCTGACGGATGCAGGGCTGTACAAATCTGAATGGGCGGAGGTGTGATGCCGATGCAGCATGTATTCTCGTTTACGCTTGCGGAGGCCTGGGCGTTTTTGATTTACGCGGCGGGTGCTGCTGCCGGACTGTATGCCGGTGGCGTTGCCATCAGCAAAGTAATCACCGCAGTAAAAAAGCCGAAGACCGACCAAGACAAACGCATTACCAAGCTTGAAGAGCGGGTGAACGCCATGGAGGGATTCTTGAAAAAAGACAAATTGCGGCTTGACAGCATGGACGAGGGGCAGCATGTGACCATGCAGGCATTGCTTGCCCTGCTTGACCACAATCTGGATGGAAACAACATTAACCAGATGCAAAAGGCAAAGGAAGCTTTGCAAAATCATCTGATTGGCTGAAAGGGAGTGCATATCTATGGGCGATTTTTTGAAAAATCTGGCTGCGCTTATCAAGGTAAAAACCATTGTGACGCTGGTTGTCGTTGCAGTTTTTGCGGCATTGGCGCTGCGGGAGAAATTACAGCCTGACACGGTCATGACCATTGTTACAATGGTCGTGGCATTTTATTTTGGCACACAGACCGAAAGCAAGAACAAGAAGGATGAGTAATCATGCCAAAGTTTGATTTTGTCGGCGGTTTGCTGACCGATGAAGAAACGGATGTTTTGCAGCTTCGGCGGCGCGGCTGGCGCAATGCTGATATTGCGGCAGAACTGAATTGTAGCGAGCGCACGGTAAAACGGCGCGTACACAGCATCAAAAACAAAATAGGCTGATTTAAAGGGCGCGGCTGCTTTTGTGGCCGCGCCTTTTTTATTTTGTCCCAAAGACGGCACAATGTTGGCACTTTACTGGCCTACGTTGTGCCGTCTTTTTTTGTACAATTTAGATAAAAGGAGCGGTTCGGATGGCATACAAGCAAATCAACCTAAACCCGGAACAAAAGCGCGTCGGCGATTGTACCGTCAGAGCCATTGCAGCCGCAACGCATCAAGAGTGGGCGACTGTATATGCGGCGCTTGTGTTGGCAGGATTTGAACTGCATGATATGCCGTCTGCAAACTATGTCTGGGGCAGTTATCTGCGGCGATGTGGGTGGAAGCGCTACGCGTTGCCGAACAGCTGCCCGGATTGTTACACAGTGGCGCAGTTTGCAAAAGACCACTCGGACGGCACGTATATTTTGGCAATGGCTACGCATGTTGTGTGCGTGCAAAATGGGGATTGGTTGGATACATGGGACAGCGGAGATGAAGTGCCGCTGTACTACTGGCAGAAAGGATGATTGACTATGGCGTTTGGCGTACCGTATCAGCCCGGCTATATGCCGAACTATTATCCAATGGGGCAGCAGATGCCGTCGGCCATGCCCGATCAGCTCGCACAGCTCCGACAGGCAGCGTATCCGCAGCAACAGCCCGCGCAGCAAAGTTCGCCTATTATCTGGGTGCAGGGCGAAGAGGGCGCCAAAGCGTATATGGTGGCGGCGGGGAATAGTGTGCTGCTGATGGACAGCGAAAACAGTACATTTTACATTAAGGCCACCGACGCCAGCGGTATGCCGCAGCCATTGCGCGTTTTTGACTACTCGGAACGCACGGCAAGTCAGAAACAGCCCGCACAGACCGCTCAAAAGCCGAAAGAGGAATATGTCACACGGCAAGAGTTCAACGCGTTGACAGCCCGCTTTGACGCGCTGGCGGCAGATAAACCTTTAACGCGCAAAAAAAAGGAGGCAGACAATGAGCAACCCTCTGTTTAACGCTCTTGGCGGCGGCAAAATGCCGGGCGCAATGGGACAATTTCAGCAGATGATGCAGCAGTTTCAGCAGTTCCGACAGAATTTTCAAGGCGACCCGAAGCAAGAAGTTCAAAAGCTGCTGCAATCTGGAAAAATGAGCCAGCAGCAGCTAAACCAGCTGCAAGCAATGGCGCAGCAGTTTCAGGGCTTTCTAAAATAGGTTCAAACCGTGCGCACGGTGAACAATACATTCAACTTTTGAAAGGAGTTAAACATGAGTCTTTCTTCGGACGGCACTGTTATGACAATGCCTGTGCAGCCCGCTAATACGGGCAATGGTAACGGCTGGGGCTTTGGCGGCGACGGTGCGTGGTGGATTATTATTCTCTTCCTATTCGTTTTCTGCGGCTGGGGCGGTAACTGGGGCAATAACGGATTTGGCGGCGGTAATGGTGCTGGCGTTATGGATGGATACATCCTTACAAGCGACTTTGCCAACATCGAACGCAAGATTGACAACGTAAACAACGGCCTGTGCGATGGTTTCTATGCACAGGCGCAGCTTGTAAACGGCGTGCAGAACGCTATGCAGCAGGGCTTTATGAGCGCCGAAATCAGCCGCGCCAATCAGCAGGCGGCATTCATGCAGCAGCTCAACGCCATGCAGATGCAGCAGGCGAATTGCTGCTGCGAGACCCGCGAGGCTATCCAGGGCGTAAACTACAACCTCGCTACGCAGGCTTGCGACACGCGCCAGACCATTCAGAACGGCACTCGGGACATCATCGAGAATCAGAACGCCAACGCCCGCGCGGTGCTTGACGCACTGACGGCGCAGCGCATCGAGGCAAAGGATGCCAAGATTGCCGAGCAGAACCAGCAGCTTTTTGCCGCACAGCTTGCCGCAAGTCAGGCTGCGCAGAACGAAACCCTGAAAACCTATATGAGTGGGCAGCTTGCTTACTACAATCCCCGCCCTGTCCCGGCTTTCCCCGTTCCTGCACCGTATCAGTACGGGAATTGCGGCACCTGCAACGGCTGCGCCTGCTAAAACCGAATACGGCAACTTGTCGGAACATCTGACATGTTCGGCCCCGTGCCGATAGTGCAAAATGTGGCGGGGCAATCGTCCCGCCACTATCTTTTTTTGAAAGGAATGATTTTATGGCTGAATTTACAAATGCCAATACCGTGAGCGTGGCAGCAGGCCAGAACGTGCCGCTGACGGAAACGGCAGTAGCGGGCAAGGGCTGTGTCGTACACAGAGAGGGCGCCGGTATTGTTACGCTGCGCGGCATTACGAACCAGTGCAAAGCTCGTTTCAAAGTGGGCTTCGGTGCAAACGTTGCTATCCCTACAGGCGGCACAGTAGATGCTATTACAGCGGCGCTTGCCATCAACGGTGAACCGCTGAACAGTGCGACTGCAACCGTGACACCGGCAGCAGTAGAAAACTTCTTTAATATCTATGTGACGTCTTTTGTTGAAGTTCCGCGCGGCTGCTGCCTGACCGTTGCCGCCGAAAATACAAGCACACAAACCGTTTTGTTTGCGAACGCAAACTTTGTGGTCGAGAGAGTGAGCTGAAAGGAGTAAACCATGAGTAAAAGAGTTTTGTATGACTTGAAAGACATGCTGTGCGCAGAACTGGACGAAATCGGGAAAAAGGGCGAAATGAGCGCGGGCGACCTTGAAACGGTGCATAAGCTCACGGACACCATCAAGAACATCGACAAAATTGTCATGCTGGAAGATGATGGTTACAGCCGCGATGAGGATTACAGCCGCGATGGTGATTGGAGCGCGAATATGCGCGGCAATTATGGACGCGGCAGCAGCTATGCGCGGCGCGGTTCCCATTATGTGCGTGGCCATTACAGCATGGACGATGGGCGCGATTCACTGATTTCCCGCATGGAAGATATTCTGCGCGGGGCTGACAGCAAAGACAGGGAAGTCATCCAGCGCTGCATTGACACGATGCGAAACGGTTAAAGTGAGGTGTAAGGGCTATGGTTGACGTGCGAGAGATTGACGGCGCTATAGCCGAAATCGAGAACAGCGAGCTCACCATGACAAGAGTTAAAAATTTGGCAGCGCTGTATGTTGTGAAAAATCAGCGTCTTTCAGATGCGTCCCATTCTCCGCAGAAAGCAAAACTGCAAGAGCCTGTGCGCTACTACGAAGCGGCAGAGCCGCCTACAAGGGCTGCTATTGGCAGCAGTGACTTTTTACGGGCTGTGTCAAACGTAGACACCACAGTGGCGCTGAACGTGCTGGATGAGCTTATGTCGGCCTTGTATGTAGCAAACCCTAAAGTTTATAATGGCGTAATGCGGAAATTGGAGCGTTTACAGGATGAGTGAATTTTTGGAGATTGTAAAAAAGGCCGATACCGGGCGAGTGTGGCGTGTGCTGGATGAGTTTATGGATGCGCTGAAAGAAGCGCAACCGGAAACGTACAAAGATTTGGTACACAGCTTGCAGAGAAAATAGGTAAAGTGTGTACTAAAGTGTGTACTTGAAAAAGAAAGCCCCGTAGATTTCGACGAATCTACGGGGCTTTTAAAAGAGCGACTGATGGGAGTCGAACCCTGCCGCATTGCAAACCGTGCGTATTTTCTTCCTTTTATACTTTATATAATGCTACTTGGCATACTGCATTTCGGTTTTTGCTACCGTCTGAAAACAAAAAGTGTGTACTTTTAGTGTGTACTTTCTAAGGCGCTTCTGAAAGCTGCATCCAGCGCAGATGCAATCTTTTCTGCCTGCCCGTTTACGGAGTGGCCGTACACGCCGAATGTGTCCATGTTGCGGCTGTGGCCGACAAGAGCCTTGACTTGCCCCTCTGGAAGCACATTGGCGATTGACACAAATGTGTGCCGCAGTTCGTACAGGGATACATACTGTATATTATTGTGAGCACAATACTTGCGCCACCATTTATAAAGCAGATGCTCGTCGGTTACGCCAAACACGCTTTTTTCTTTATTGGTGACTTCACGCTGTGCTTCCAGCACGCTCTTTGCCATGTCTGACAGTTCAATGGCGCGAATCGCATTGTCGTTCTTCCCAGTCGTGTGTTCTCCGTAAACATTGATTGCGCGTTTCAGATAGATGCAGCCATTTTTTACATCTTTCCATTGCAAGCCCAGAAGCTCGCCGGGACGCAGGCCCGTAAGCACTGCAAAGCGATATGCGTTTACATAGGGGTCTACTATTTCCTTGCCCCGGAACATGGTCTTGTCGCTTGTCATGAGTACTGCCAAATTCTCCGGCTGCAATATTTTCTTTCTGGGCTTCGGCGTCCCCTCTGGTATGTGCAGCGCGTCTGGCGTAAATGTTGTGTACCCGGAATTTCTGGCGAAGCGGAAAAAAGAAGTTATATCTCCGTAAAGGTTCTGCAGCGTCTTGCGGCTCTTGCCTGCTGCTTTGGCGTTGTCCAACACAGCCTGCACTTGCTGCTGTGTGAGCGATTCAAGCCGTCTGTGGCCTATTTCCGGCTGAATCCAGATGCGCCATCGACTTTCTTTTGGCCTGTAGTTGCTCTGCCCTGATATTTTAGAGGCCCTTTCCAAATACTCTGCATACGCGCTCTCCACAGTCTTCCCGCGCGTTTGCAAGCCTTTTTCCAGCCAGTCATCCGCCTTTTTGTTTGCTTCTCGCTGGCCAGTGCGACCCGGCTTCGCACTGGTAAATGTCTTGCGCACTCCGTTCTTTTGCACATTGATTTGCCAACGTCCGGCACTTTCAATCCACTTTGCTGTATTTGTCCTTTTCATATTGCGGCTCCTTTTTTGTGTGTTATAATAATGCCGTCAACTTTTTATGTTGACGGCTCTTTATCCCTTGCTGGTGTGGCACCACCGGCAGGGGATTTTTTATTTTTCCCTTGCGTTATATTCTCCGTTGCCTGCCAGAACGGCAGCTTCTCCGGCTTGCAGGCATATTTGCAGGCGGTCAAAGTCCGGCTTGATGCTTTCCGGGCATGGGTCATCCCCAGTTACGGTATCTATCCGGTAGTTTTGTATTACGGCCTGACAGACGCGTACACGGCTTTGCATGGACGTATGCGCGTTAGCACACAGCAAATCTATTTGGCCCGCCCAATCGCTCCCGTGCGCCCCACAAAGGATATACAGCAGGCGGCGCTTGTACAGGCTCGGCATCTGAGCGATATAATCAGAAAGTGCCTTGTCTACCTGCTCGTCCGTCCAGTTTGGAGTATCGGTATCGCTGAATGCAGACGGCATCCAGATTCGCTGCAGCCAGCGCCAGGGGGATTGTTTGCAGACGGTGAACCACATCAACAGGTCATCGCTTCGGATAGGGGAAAGCCCTTCTTCCCAGTTGCGCACCGTGCGGATGTTCACATCCATCTGCCTGGCTACATATTCTTGCGAAAGCCCGGATTCCAACCGGCACTGCGAAAGAATAAGTCCTTCACGTTCTCGGAAATCAGCTCTACTTTCCATTTCATCGCCCTCAAATTTTTACATGTTTTGCACTTCAAATGCGGTAAAATTTTTCTACCGTAGCAATCAAGAAAATATAAAGAAATATTTCTTCAAAAAATGTCATGGAAATAAATGGAAGATATGGTATAAAAAACATGTTAAGATTCTTACTGTAGTCAGAAAACACAGGAGGAATCAACAATGAATAACGTTGAACGTCTAAAGAATTACCAAAACCGTAATGCGGCAACCATTGAAGCCCTGTACCGTGCTGTGCTGCAAGACCGTGCGAGGAGGGAAACAGACCATGAAGAAACTGCCTGATTTGGATGTTCCACCAAGACACGGGCGCAGAAGACCGAAAAAGCGGATTATAAAGACTTGACAAATGAGTACTTTTGTGAAACTGTTGAAATACAACTGTGAGTTGTGTAAAATACAATCAATGGTTGCCAGAAAACAGCCGGGTGCAATCAATGTTGTAAGATTTCAAAACTCTTTGAGCTAGACCATCTTTTCCAAAAATGTAAGATGTTACAATACCAGCGGCATCTATCGCAGGAACAGTTGGGTTTTCAACAAGCATCCTGCCGTATCTTCCTTTTGCCATATCAAAAATTTGATCTTCAGTAAAGCCGGCTTTTTTTTGGGCTTTCTTTAGTTCCTGCATAATACTGGGAGCTATAAAAGGATATTGGCAGTTCATATCATAAAAAGGTATTTCAAGTAGCATAGAAAAAGCTGTTTCAAACTTTTTTTCGTCTACCAAAAACTCATACATGGAATATCGTAAATCACGGCATTTTTTGGGAGACGAAATTGCTTCCATATATAGTTTATTGTATTTCCCCCATATTAAATCCCGATACGGTACGTCTCTTTTAGCGTTTACGGCGCGGCAAAACTCTGGCAAGGGAAAAGCAGCACGAGCGTAAGCTTTTCTGTGCCAAAAATAAACATATTCGTTATTTTTTATTTCTTCTTTTCCCTTTTCGGTCAATTTCCCGTTTTCGGCAAAACCCATTGTTTCTAGCTTTTTAATAATTGGCCAAACATCATCAACGCCATAATCATAATGCCAGAACTTTGCAACAGGCTTTCCGCTAGAATATTTCTCTAAATAAGAAAGCATTAAAATTTCTGTTGGCTTTAGGCCGTTTTTGTCTGTCAGGTCATCAGCGGAAAGCGCCAGAAAATTATTGTTTGCACGCTCTTCCTGTTCTGCATGCCGCTTTTCTGCTTGTGCTTTGCAGTAATTAGCATATTGCTTTGCAATTTTATCTTTAGGCGGCTCATGTGTAGTTATGGAAACATTTACTTTTGGTTTCGGCTTCAAAAAGTCAAAAAAGCCCATAGTATCACAACCTTATTTGATTGGAGGAATCAGAAATGACGGACACAGAAAAACTTATTGAAATTGTTTCAACCTTTACGCCTGACCAGATGACCGATTTTGTAACTGCTGCGAAAGATTTAATAGAGCGCTTGCAAGCTGAGGGTTCTCTTGGCAAAGAGAAATAATTTCTTGTACATCTTGCGGCAAATTCGATATTAGCCCATCGCATTGTGCGGTGGGCTTTTTTTCGTTTTCGGAATCCCCGCGCAGATCGTCAACGGCGACTCCTAGCAAACTGGCAACATCGGCTAGCATATGCTCTGGCAAATCGCGCTCATTTGCTAGCATTTCAGACAAATAGCCACGACTTTTCCCAAGCTCTGTACTAATATGAGTGAAGGCAATTCCTTTTTTCTTTGCTATTTCCTTGGCTTTTTCAACGTATCGCACACAAATCACACCGTTTCTTTGTGCATATTGCCAATTCGCTAGAAAATGCTAGAAAACTATTTACATATAGCATAAATGCTAGTATAATAGATAGCATAGAGGGCAACAAAGAACCAAGCCCCCTAAAATTCAGCGGACTAGCTAAAAATATGCTGTTATAAATCTCGCAAGTTCATAGTAGCATATTTTCTAGCAATAGTCAACTAGAAAGGAGCTTTTGCTAGGTGAATATTTCGAAAATTGATGCGCTGTGCCGAAAAAACAATATTTCTCGCACAATCCTTGAGGAACGCGCCGGAATCTCAAACGGCGCACTTGGCAAGTGGGAAAAATCGCCATACGGCCCCAGCATCACGACGCTAAAGAAAGTGGCTGACTATTTCGGCGTGCCGATTGATTACTTGCTAGCCGATAACTAGAAAGATGGAGGCGGCTGTAAGTGAACTGATCGCAGAAAGAAAGGAGTGACCACCATGGCAAACCTTGCTTTTACCGCTTTTATCAAAAGCAAGGGCTACAACAAGAAGCGACTTTCCGAAGAGTGCCATATCCCGCCAGCGGTTATTTCGCAGCGCATCAACGGGCGCAGCCCTTGGGAGTGGCGCGAGGTCGGCAGAGTATGCCAAGCACTGGACATTACATACGACGACTTTGCCCGATTTTTCCCATCCGGCATCGTAAGGCCCACGCCCAAAGAGCCAACGCGTGAAGAACGAGTAGACAACCTACTCGCCCAGCTTCGGGAAGTTCTCATTGAGAGGGTATAGCGCTGCACAGATAGGCGACGGAAAAGCCTTGTGCTGATTGGCAAAGGCACTGCTTAGATTGGCTACAATATGCAGAGGAAAAGTATAGTACGCATTGACCCGCAAAGGTAATGCTCCGTGTCGCAACGGTAGCGAGCTGCTCGGCGTCGGCATGGAATAGCTATGTGTCGCTATGGAAGCGCATAGCACAGCAAAGGCATTGAATGGCATGGCAAAGGCATAGCATTGAGATTCGACGCGAAGGCAAGGCGACACAGTGAATAGAGGTGCAAAGCAACGGCATTGCTTAGTTCAGCAACGGATTGGCGAGGCCACGCGACGACTGGCACCGCAACGGCATGGCGGAGCACCGCATCGCGTAGGCATTGCATAGATTGGCATAGGCGCAGAAAAGCAACCGATTTTATTTAAAAAGGAGACAACCACCATGAAAGTAAAAATCACCCTATTGGAAGAAGTTCTCGGTTCTTCCCCAAGTAATGAAGAACTTCTCGCAACTTACATTGCCAGTAAGGCACCTACCAGCGACCTCACCACCGAAGAAGTGGACAATATCAAGGCCCAGAACGCCGAAGACCGCATTACGGTATTCCCCAAAACCGCTGACGGCACACCGTTCCTGTACGACTATCAGGTAAAAGGCATGTTCAAGGACAGCTGCAAAATGCTTGCCAAAGCTGGCAAGGCTGGCTATGCAGGCGGCAAGGCTTGCGCATCCATCAAGGCGTACAAGCAGGCTATTGATGGACTCATCTTCGTAACCCCGCGCGAGATTCCCTACGACCTGCACGGCATGAAGGTTGATTTTTGCGAGCGCCCCCTGCGGGCGCAAACTCCGATGGGCGAACGCGTCAGCATCGCAAAGTCGGAGAGCGTTCCCGCAGGTGCAACAGCAGAATTTGAAATCGAATGTCTCGACCCTAAGCTTGAAGACATGGTTCGTGAGTGCCTCGACTACGGCGCAAAGCGCGGTCTTGGGCAGTGGAGAAACAGCGGCAAGGGCCGCTTTGAATGGGAGGAAATCAAAGAATGATGACCAAAACAAAAACGCCGCCCCGGTGCACCACCACCGAAACGGCAAAAAAACAGAGCATCGCAAAAAGCTCTAACTGTATTCTATCACTTCCCCGTGCCGCCGTCAAGCTGGCAATCACCGCAGATTTGGTGCTGCTGCTGGCTGCGCTCGGTTCTCTCAACATCCCCACCACCATCGCCGCCCTGCTGGCGCTGAATCTGCTGTGCGGACTGTATTTTAAGGAGGCATCCCGCCATGAAGAAATTTGAACTTATTTCCGAATTTGTAACGAACGTTTTCGGGAAGAAGCTGTTCCGTATTAAGGCTCTCGTCTCTTTTGGCGACGTAAGCGCTGGCGAACTGGGAGGTTTTGTTGAAAAAGAAGAAAACCTCTCCAACAATGGCAATGCCTGGGTCGCCGGCAATGCGCGGGTCGCCGGCGATGCGCGGGTCTCCGGCGATGCGCTGGTCTCCGGCAATGCGCAGGTTTCCGACAATGCCTGGGTCTCCGGCAATGCCTGGGTCTCCGGCAATGCGCGGGTCGCCGGCAATGCGCGGGTCGCCGGCGATGCGCGGGTCTCCGGCGATGCGCGGGTCTCCGGCAATGCCTGGGTCTCCGGCGATGCGCTGGTCGCCGGCAATGCGCTGGTTTCCGACAATGCGCGGGTCGCCGGCAATGCGCAGGTCGCCGGCGATGCAGACTTTTCCGTCGTTACAGGCTTTGGTCGATGTTTCCGCGCGACCACATTTTTCCGATGCAAGGATAAAATTCTCCGCGTACAGTGTGGTTGCTTTTATGGTGATTTGGCGAATTTCCGTGAGATCGTCAAGAAAACTCACGGCGACAGCAAATACGCCAAAGAGTACCTTGCGATTGCCGACTTGATGGAGCTGCATTTTTCTGATGAGGAAGAAAATCAGGAGGCCGACAAATGACTAGCTTTTGGGGCCATCAAGACAACCCCTTTCCGCCCTATGATGATGAACCGATTGGAACGGACGCCGACGGCGTACCGTACTACGAGGGCGACGAGATTGTAGACATCGACGGCGCGATTTACCGCTACGATGATTTGGACGTGAAAACAGTTTTGACCGCGCTCGGCATCCCGATTGCGGTTGCAGCAGAAGGATAAAGATGACTTGCGAGAGAATGAGAACCGCATTTGAGGACAACGCCCCTGATAAATACCAGAAACACTTTCAGGCCATGCAACAGATTATACATGACCGCTCTACGCCAGACTTCATCAAATATCAGCAGATGCGAGACCTTACGCTTTCCGCTGAAACAGGGATGAGCCAGAGCATGCGCAGATTCGAATACATGGAGGTTTGACAAATGGAAACGAAAATGCCGGTAATCACGCTGAAACAGTTGCCCATTATCGAAGAGCATCTTCAGCTTGTGAAAGCCGATATAGAGACCCGCACGAAGAACGCGATGCAACTTGTTTGCACGGAAGAAACGCGCGGAGATGTAAAGAAAATCCGCACGGAACTGGGCAAAGAGTTTGCATCGATGGAAGAAGATCGAAAGCGCGTTAAAGAAGCCATCATGGAGCCGTACAACCGGTTTGAAGCGGTTTATAAGGACTGCATCTCCGACCCGTACAAGAAGGCAGATGCCGAGCTTAAGCGCCGCATTGATGAGGTAGAAGCAGGCTTGAAGGCCGATAAGGTCAAGGCCGTACAGAGCTACTTTGACGAGCTTTGCAAAGCAAATAATCTGCCCTGGCTGCGTTTTGAGCAGATGAACCTTAAAATCGGGCTTTCTACCAGCGTGAACGGCACAAAGACCGCGCTTACATCGACGGTTCTTAAAATCGCCGAAGAGGTGCAGGAGCTTTCCCGCCATGATGACGCCGCCGAGTTGCTGGTTGAATATAAGAAATCGCTGAATGTTGCGCTTGCATTGAGTACGGTTCGCGCTCGGCATGAGCAAATCGAACTGCAAAAGCAGCAAGAGGCCGAGCGCCGCGCTGCACTGGAACAGCAGCATGCGGCAGAAGAAAAGGTACAGCAGGCCATCGAAGAAGCGCGAGAGACGCAGCCTGACGCAGTACAGCCGCCTGTTGAAGAAGTACCCGTCCCCGATGAAGAACCACTTACAGAAACGCCAGCCGCCGCGCAGGACGTTTACGAGGTCAAGTTTGCAGTTCGCGGCACCATTGAACAGTTGAAGAAACTGAAACAGTTTATTTTGCAGGAGGGTATGACCTATGACGACATCTAATCAGCAGTTGACACAGAAACCGAAGTTTTCCGTTGCGATCAATACGCAGGGATACCAGAACCTTATTAACAACACCTTGCGCGACCCGGACCGTGCGCGGCGTTTTACGGCAAGCATTACAAGCGCCGTTGCGGTGAATCCCGCTTTGCAGGAGTGTGATGCAGGGACGATTCTTGCGGGTGCCCTGCTGGGCGAATCGCTCAACCTCAGCCCTTCCCCGCAGTTGGGTCAGTATTACCTCGTGCCGTTCAAGCAGAAGGCCAAGTATGACCGAGACGGCAACATGATTCGCCCGGAAACCACCACCGCCACATTCGTGCTTGGTTACAAAGGCTATTTCCAGCTGGCATTGCGCAGCGGCCAGTACAAAGACCTTGATGTTATGGTTATCAAGCAGGGCGAGTACAGCGGAAAAGACCCCGAAACCGGAAAAGCCCGGTTTAAGTTTATCGAGGACGATGATGTGCGCGATGCCCTGCCGACAGTCGGTTACATGGCATTCTTTGAGTACCTGAACGGATTCCGCAAGGTGCTGTATTGGAGCAAAGAAAAGATGATGACCCATGCAGACACCTACAGCCCGGCATTCAGTCGCAAAGGCTATGAGGATTTGCTCGCCGGGAAAGTTCCGCAGAGAGAAATGTGGAGATATTCCTCGTTCTGGTACAAGAACTTTGATGACATGGCAAAGAAAACCATGCTTCGTCAGCTTATTTCCCGCTGGGGCGTTATGAGCGTTGATATGCAGGCCGCGCTTGAACATGATGACACCATCACGCATGACAACGACGGCCAGCTTATTGCAGAGCGGGTGGCCTCCGCAAAGGATGTACGCCTTGAAGCTGCCGCACAGCCTGTACCTCAGATTGAACAGCCGCAAGCCGAACAGGCCGTTGAAGCCCAGACCGCAGCCGCCGAGCCGAAGAAAATCGACTTGAGCAGCCTGTAAGATGGACTGCAAGATTATTTCAACCGGAAGCCAAGGGAACGCCGTTCTCATTCAAAACTCAATATTGATTGATTGCGGCGTTCCATTTTCTCGGTTGACGGACGATTACAAATGCCTGAAGCTCGTGTTGCTCACACATATCCACGGCGACCACTTCAACCCCGCCACGCTTCGCAGGCTTGCCAGAGAGCGACCCACATTGCGTTTTGCGTGCTGTGTGTGGCTATGTGCAGCCCTCGTGAATGCTGGCGTTAAAATGAGCCAGATTGACGTGATACGAAGAGAACGCTGGTACAACTACAAGAATCTGTGCAGAATTAAGGCGCAGGAAACAAAGCATGATGTACAAAATTGCTGCTGGCATATAGAGCTGCCGCAGCCTCCCGTTGAAAGATTGTTCTATGCAACCGACGCAAACAATCTGAACGGAATAACAGCCAAAGGCTATAATCTCTATCTCGTCGAAGCCAACTACACAGAAGCGGACATTAAAGACCGCATAGCCGAAAAGAAAATTAACGGCGAGTTTGTGTATGAAAAGCGCGTGATGCACGAGCATTTGAGTAAAGAAAAAGCCGACGATTGGCTATACCAGAATATGACAGCGCATTCCGAATACATTTATATGCACTGCCATCAAGAGAAGGACAACTGAATATGGCACTAGAATACTTCTGCTGCTTCAATTCCTACAGGAAGAAGACGCGCAACCTATCAGATAGCGAGCTAGGTCGGCTGTTCCGTGCTCTTATGTTATACAACGAGACGGGAGAAAAGACGCAACTCAATGGGCGTGAGGAAACCGCGTTTGATTTCATTGCAGAGGACATTGATGCAGGTAAAGAACGATACGAAGCCAAATGCGCCCAGAACAAGGCAAACAGAGGTCAACGCTCGACCACAGCCGTTAACGACGGTGAGCGAACGTCAACGAACGTTAACGACGGTGAACAGCCGTTAACGAACGTACCCCAAACAAAAAACAAAAAACAAAAACAAAATATATCTTTCGTATCTAACGATACTCAAGATATATGCCAAGCTGAAAGCTTGGCTACGCGCAAGCGCGCGTCTGCGTTTTCGGCAAAGAAGGCCATCGAGGACTATACGCAGGACGAGGAACTGCGGGGGCTGCTGTTTGAGTGGCTTGACAACCGCAAGAAGAAACGCGCCCCTGAAACTAAGGGCGCTATCGGACAAAACCTTGACAAGCTGGCTGAAATGGCCGCTGAAAGCAATCTAAGCTTGCAGGATTATATGCGAGAAATTGTGCGGATGGGCTGGCAAGCGTTCTATCCGATACGCAGCCAGCAGCCAGCACAACGCAATGACGGGAGGGATTTTGATTGGCTTACGGGACAATGACCGTTGCACCGCTGGCAGGAGCTATTGAGGGCGTACAGCGCGGGACAGACCTACACCCGATAATGGGCCTGATTGCTGCTAAGTGGCCGAATTTTGGAAACGGCAAAACGCCACAGCAGAAAAAAGCAATGATTGCGGTATGGGAAAAAGACTTGTCCGACATTCCGCTTTCTTTACAGCGAACAGCACTTGATAAGAAAATCAAGTCTGGTCAGATGTTCCCGCCCTCATCCCCTGCTGAAGTGCGGAATTGGTGCAACGAGATTCAGAAGCCCATGGATGATCTGGACGCAAAGTTCTATGCCGATATGGCGGAGCTTGAAATACTGGATGCTGATTTTTGTGCAAAACAGACTGCAAAATATAAAGCTGGTAAGGACGCAGGGCGCAATGCTTATGCAGGGTGGGACTGATGATTCACAAGTACATTGTCCGCATCCCACCCATCACGAAAAAGAACTCACAGCGAATCCTTATCAACCAAAAGACCAGAAAGCCATTTATCGCCCAGAGCGCGGCCTACAAGCGGTACGAAGCGGCGGCCTTATGGTATTTATACCCGAAACCGATAAAGCCCCTAGAGGGCCGCTATCGCGTTGCCACAGTGTTTTACATGCCGACCCGCAGACGTACAGACCTGACGAACTTGATAGAAGCCGCGCACGACGTGCTAGTTGTAGGCAAAATCCTTGCAGATGATAACTATACGATTATCGCCAGCGTGGACGGTTCCCGCGTGATGGTCGACAAAGAGAACCCCCCCACCGAAATTTTTATTGAAGAATTGGAGGATGAAGTAGATGACAACTGAACGTAAATGCCCTGACTGCGGCTGCTGCTGCGACTATAGCAGTCCATGCTGCAATCTGAAAGGCGGTAACACAGACCATCCGGGCGGCTGTAAAAAGATTACATCCGGGAATCTGTACATAAGCTCTACAATCGGGACTCCCGCCGTATTGGAACAGTTGGCAGAAGAAAGCGCAGAGCTTGCGCAGGCAGCCTTGAAGTTTGCCCGTAAGCTCCGCGATAAGAATCCGACGCCAAAATCGGAAGAAGAATGCTTACAGGATTTGCTTGAAGAACTGGCAGACGTAAAGCTCTGTATGGAGGTTTTTGAAGAAAAAAACTACTACCCAGATGAAATCGAGCAAATCATGCAGCAAAAGCGCAAACGCTGGGAAAGCCGTATTTCGGCAAGCAAGGAAGTGTAACCTATGAAAGCCAGACTTCATCCCACCCCAGCAATGCAAAAAGCCATAGACGCTTATGCAGAATCTAAAATTCAGGGCATCCAGAGCCGTGCGCAGGAGGCTGTCATGAAGGAGCGCAACGACATTGCTACCCGCGCCACCTATCTGTGTCTGCTGGCGTGCTATCAGGTCGGTCTTTCTCCCCGCACCCTGAAACGGATTCAGGATGCAATGACCGGCCCCGTTGCTGACAAATACAATGAGTACCGCAATGACCAGCTTGCCGACCTCTGGGCGCAGGTAACGTTGCAAAGCATCGGCATTGAAGCACCCAAAACAAAGGAGCCGCTATGACCAAAACAAAATTCTGCAAGACCTGCGGGAAAATCATGTGGGATGTCCAGCCAACAAAGCGCTATTGCGATTCCTGCATCCGCAAGCGCAATATCAAAAGCGCGCAGGCGTCCTATCAGCGCCGCAGAGATGCAGGTGTTTTGAAAAAAGGCAAGAAACACGCCGCGCATCCCTGCCTGAAGAAAACCATAAAACCCATTGAGCAATGCGTCCGCGAAGCCGCCGCCCTTGGCCTGACCTATGGGCAGTATGTAACCCGCGGGCTGGATAAGGAGTGTTTGTAATGGGACTTGATATTACAATCGCCCGCTACGATGTGGGCAAATGCCCGCACTGCGGCAAGCCCATCAGAGGCACAATCCGCGACCAGGTAGATTCTTGTGGCCGTTTCTGGGGAGAGTATCTCGAAAAAATCGGCTATTATGTGCCCTATGAAATCCGCAAGAAAGAACCGGAACGCGATTTTTACGGAAAGGATATGACACTAACAACTGAACAGGCAAAACGGCTTGCTGCGTTTGCCAAAGTATACGAACTATACAACTGGGCAATCATTGCGGAGCTTGTAGATCGTGCCATAGAAAACGGAGATTTTGTAGTTATAAACGCAGATTGGTAAGGAGTGAGACTATGGACGCAGTTAAATTTATCATGACGGTAAGAAGGATATGCAAAAATCAAGGATGCGCGAAATGTCCTGTTTGTAAAGAAGGCATGTGCATGGTTGAGTCCGGCGGCAATTCAAGTGAAAGCATTGTAGAAACGATTTCAAAAGTAGAGCAATGGGCAAAAGACAACTCAGTCAAGACTCGCCAGAGCGAGTTCTTGAAGTTGTTCCCGAATGCCCAAAAATCAGACGGAATAATAAATATATGTCCTATCCTTATAGACGAAGACTGTAAGTCAACTAGTGAATGTCTGGGAACAAGATGCAACGTGTGTCGTCAACTGTTTTGGAACGAGGAGGTAACCGACAATGACTAACATCACAACCCTGCGTCCCGGCGAGCACTTCATGTTCAAAAACTTTGAGTGGGTCTGCCTTGACCCGAACCACCCTGACGGCGGCGTGTTGGCTATTATGGCAAAGCCGTGGGCAAAAGATGCAAAATTCTGCCCAAGTGATAAATTTGCAGACGAAAGGGGCAACTGGAATAACTACCGCACCAGTAATGTGCGCGGGGTTTTATCTGATATGGCTAACGCAGTTTTTGCTGGAAAAGGTCTGTTGCCACATACCGTTGACCTTGTTGCCGACAACGGAGACAGAGCTTATGGCACTGTACAGGACTTTGTTTTTATCCTGACCTGTGACGAGTACCGCAAGTACCGCGAGTTAATACCGCACTACGACAGCTTGATTTGGACTGCCACGCCTTGGTGTTGCGGTGACAAGGATTCCGACGCGGGCCTCGCGAACATCGTTCGCTATGTGAGCGCGAGTGGTAATTTGTACCACCGCAATGCGTGCAACGGCGGTGACGTCGCCCCGGTTTGTATTCTCAATCCCGAATTTCTAAATCTGCGCAAGAACATGGCGTATGTAGAGGAGGTATCGGAATGACACAACTTCAAGAAGCAATCCGCAATAAAATCACGACATACAGCGAGGATGAATAAATGGCAATCAGTAAAAAGACCCGCGTTGCGGTGTACAAAAAATTTGACGGCCATTGCGCTTACTGTGGCCACCACATTGCCTACAATGATATGCAGGTAGACCACTTCAAGCCGCAGAGGGCGTGGAACCCAGAGGATTCCGGCACAGATGACATTGAAAACCTTATGCCGTCCTGCCGCATGTGCAATCACTACAAGCGCGCCCACGACCTTGAAACATTCAGACAGTATATTGCAGAGATCCCGCGAAAGCTGCAAGAGAACTACATTTACAAGGTCGGCGTCGTTTACGGCAATGTGCTGGAAAATCCGAAAGCGATCAAATTCTATTTTGAGAAAGTGAGAGATAACCATGCGAGTGATTGATGCAGATAAATTAAAGAAACGCGCCGTGAAGGTGTGTTTTCCAGACACACCGGAATGCGGCGAGTTTGACGCTGTCGGAGTTTCCGACATTGACATTATGCCAACCGTAGACCCCGAATCCCTGCGGCCTACGGCAAAGTGGAGCCTTGGAAGAATAGAAGATCACATTGTCATGAATTTTATATGCGGAAACTGTGGTAATCGATCAGAATTGAATTATAAGTATTGCCCGGAGTGTGGCGCGAGAATGATAAAAAATGATAAAGGATGGTGAACACAGATGAGTGAATGGATAAGCGTTAAAGACAGACTGCCAGTTGCTAAAGAGGAGGTTCTTGCATACGAATCGGCGTTTGATTCAATGTCAATGGCGTTTAGGCTTCCTAACACAGAGGAATTTATCAATGTGGGCGATTATTACGCTTTGGACGCCGTCACCTACTGGATGCCGCTCCCCGAACCCCCTGACCCCATGACAAAACAGCAACTAGTTGATGAATACGCCCGCAAACATCTTTGCGCGACATGCGAGTGGGAGAATGGCAATATTTGCACGCTGCCGCGCTGCATGAAACTGGAAGAAAGGAGCAAGAATGAGAGAAAGACCGCTCAACCTAGATGAATATGGAATTTCAAAAGAACGATACCTTGAATTAAAGCACTTTTGCAAAAGATACGCTGAAATGCGGTTAGAAATTGCTAGTGCAAGAGGGCTTGATGCGGTTTCAAATGACGGTTTGCCGCACGGAAACGGAAAGTCAGACCCAACAGCTAGAAAGGCGGACAGGGCGCTAAAGTTAAGCACAGATGTCCGAATCATTGAGGATGCGGCAAGAGAAGCAGACCCTTTAAACTGGTGCGCACTGTTGAAAAACGTAACAGAGGGGACGGCTTACGAATACCAGCCTGTGTATTGTGGCAGACGGCAGTTTTACGAAAGCAGAAGAAAATTTTTCTGGCTTTTGGACAAGAAAAAAGGGTAACTGTGGGGACGTTGTCAAGTGGTATTATGAATATGCTGGAAACTGTAAAGAGGGTACATTACAGTCCATAGCAAAACCTCCTATTCTCGATACTGACAGCCGGGAAAGACCGGCATTTTATTTGCTGCATAGCCAGCCGCAAACTGGGACTGACCAGTCAATACGGCAAGGGAGCTGCGTTCCGCAAGCTACGGCGTGGCAAAGGTGCAAGACCTGTGTGCAGTACTAGAGGGCAGGGCCGCAACCCGTCTGTGTGAGCGGGCGCGGTATCCCTCACAAATGATGACAATGGTCGTGCAAACGGCAAGCCGCACATGCCCTTGTAGCTCAATGGCAAGAGCCTTGGTGTGCCGGTTCAAGTCCGGCTGAGGGCACATGCTGGGTCGCTCCCACCGGTGAAAGCCAGGCGCAGGCAAAACGCGATAGATAACCTAAACGCTGTAAGCAAAGCGGCAAGCCGAACAGGAGCGCGGCGCGATGGCAGACCGCAACGGGACTTCGAGAGCCTGAAAAAGTCTGCCCGCACAGTGAAGTGCGAAACAAAACTTCAACCGCGAATAGGGGCGCGGGTATAAATACCGCCGAACACCGCAGGGCTGTGCGGTATACAAATGACGCTCGCCAGCCTGTGCGGACAATACAGGGAATGAAAAAAGCGTTGCGGACTTGCTCCCCGCAACGGGTGAGGCCGGCATAGCATAAACCGGTAGGGCGGGAACGCGCTTTTCCTCCGGCGCAAAGGGGTTTTGGAGGATATAAGCCTACACAAATTGTGTGGGCTTTTTGTGTTTTGAAAGGACTTGCAAGATGAGGTACGGAGTGCCATATCGTGGCAGCAAAAACAAAATAGCCAACTGGGTTGTTGACCACCTTCCGGATGGAAAAACGCTTGTTGATTTGTTTGCCGGTGGATGTGCCGTTACTCATGCTGCTATTTTGGCTGGCAAGTGGGAGAACTTTATCATAAACGATTTGGGTGGCGCGCCAGAAGTTTTTGAAAATGCGGTAAATGGAAAATATGCAAACGAAAAGCGCTGGATTGATCGAGAAACATTCCAAAAACTGAAGGACGTTGACCCGTATGTGAGATATTGTTGGAGCTTTGGGAATAACGGAATCAACTATCTATATGCGCAGGAAGTAGAACCATGGAAAAAAGCGCTGCACTATGCGCGGGTTTTTGGCGACACATCGCTCTTGCAAAATATGGAAATCGAAGGAGACGGAAGCCGTGCGGACGTTCTGGCGCATGAAGCCGAGTACAAGGAAAAATATATTCGGTGGCAGCTTTCACATCAGAAATATTCCCAAGCAGAGCTTGACAAACTGATTAAAAACGTGAAAGCCGATGCCGAGAGAGACGAGGAAGAACTGAGGGCGTATCTTCTGAAAGCCTTGAAATCGTCAGGCTTGACGCAGGCTGAGGTTCAGCGTCGGCTTGGAACGCAGATGGCCAGGCATTACTTCGGACGCTCACAGTGGGGATTCCCGACGCGGGAAATTTACCAACGCATGCAGGAGTTTATGCCGCTTCCTGATGATTACAATGAGCTTGTCGGATTGTGCAGGCTCAGACAAAGCCTGGAAAGCCTGGAAAGGCTGCAAAGTCTGGAAAGCCTGGAAAGGCTGCAACTTGATTATAGAAACGTTGAAATTCCGAAAGGCGCCGTTGTGTACGCTGACCCGCCATATAAAAATACAGACTGCACCGGTTATGCGGGGCAATTTGATTATGGTGCTTTTGAAAAATGGCTTTCGGACGTTCCATTTATGGTAATTGTGAGCGAATACAATGTACCAAAAGGGTGTGTGGAAATTGCAAGCATAAAAAAGCGACAGACAATGGGAATGGGGAATAAAGGCGGGACAAACACAGAAAAACTGTTCGTGCAAGACAGATTTTATGAACGTTACAAGTGCGCAATGAATTATCAGATCGAGATGGAAGCGTAAAGCGAGGTGATAAAGTGGCATCAAGAAAAAATCCGGTGGGCGCACCACCTAAATACAGAAGCGTAAAGGCAATGCAAGAAAAGATTGATGCCTACTTTGAAGCCTGCAAAGGACAGCCGTTCTTAGACGATAACGGCGAACCGATGCGAAATAAAAACGGCTATATCATCTATGACGATAAAAAGCCGCCTACTGTGACAGGATTGGCGCTTGCACTTGGGTTCACATCAAGGCAGGCGCTTTTGAATTACCAAAACAAACCAGAGTTCGTTGACACGATTACGCGCGCAAAGGCTAAGTGCGAACAATACGCCGAAGAAAGACTGTATGACAAAGACGGCTCAGGCGGCGCACAGTTCAGCTTGCGAGCAAATTTCGGATGGCAGGATAAGCCGGAACAACAGCAGGATAGCGAGGTGCTAATCATAGATGACTTGTAAGCTATCTGGCGTTGTTTCCCCTTGCTTCGCAAAAGTCCACCGCGAAATAAAGGCAGGCAATGTAAAAGAGCTTGTCGCCAAGGGCGGGCGCGGCAGTACCAAATCCAGCTATATCAGCATAGAGCTGATTTTGCAGCTTATAAAGCATCCGCAATGCCACGCAGCGGTTTTCCGCAAGGTCGGTAACACACTGCGTACAAGCGTTTATGCGCAAATCGTCTGGGCAATCAATGAGCTTGGCCTACACGATTATTTCCGATGCACAGTCTCCCCTATGGAATGCACCTATTTGCCTACTGGGCAAAAGGTGCTTTTTTTCGGCGTAGATGACCCCGGCAAGGTAAAGTCAATCAAAGTGCCGTTTGGTTATATCGGCATCTGCTGGTTTGAAGAACTTGACCAGTTTGACGGTGAAGAGCAAATCCGAAACGTGGAGCAGTCCTGTCTGCGCGGCGGTGACTGGTTCATCACGTTCAAGAGCTTCAACCCGCCTGCAATGGCGCGGAACTGGGCAAACGGCTACGCACTGAAAGCACGCGATGGAAAGCTAATACATCATAGCACCTACAAAACAACGCCCGCAGAATGGCTCGGCGAGCGGTTTCTGGCCGATGCTGAATACTTGGAGCGCACAAACGAAACAGCATACCGGCATGAGTATTTGGGCGAGGTTGTCGGCAGCGGCACAGCGGTATTCGAAAACCTAAAAATTCAACCAATCACAGACGAGCAGTTGAAAACATTCGACAGAATCAAACGCGGCGTTGACTGGGGCTGGTATCCTGACCCATGGGCATATAATGCAATGCACTATGACGCGGCGCGGCGCACGCTGTACATCTTTGATGAGCTGACACGACGTAGAACCAGCAACAGGGACACTGCGCAGCTGCTTTTGGATAAAGGGCTGACGCGCGAGGACAAAGTATGCGCGGATAGCGCCGAGCCAAAATCCATTGCCGACTATAACAAGTACGGCGTGAAAACATTCCCGGCCCGCAAAGGGCCGAAATCTGTTCGTTACGGCACAAAATGGCTGCAAATGCTGGAAGCTATTGTCATTGACCCAGAACGTTGCCCGGACACGGCAAAAGAGTTCAGCGAGTATGAATACGAGCGGGACGGCAAGACGGGAGAAGTGCTGGAAGGCTACCCGGATTTGAACAACCATCACATTGATGCGGTGCGGTACGCGATGGAAAGCACAGCGAACAAGGCGGGAGACACCGCCGAAACCAGATACAAGAGCATTTTCGTGTAAAGGCGGTGAGAAGACGTGAAAACATACCAAGATTTTGTAGCGGTTGGCGAGGACGAAAAGGCCCGCATGAGTTTCATACTGGGTGCAATTAATGAGTATAAGGCCGACCATAGCACACGCCTTGCAGCGAACGCCAACAAGTATTACTACGGCGAAAACCCTACAATCAACAAATACGAGAAAATCATCTACGACATGCAGGGAAAGGCGCACCGTGACATGTACACGGCAAATCACAAGATAGCAAGCAAGTTCTTTGGTTTGGTCGTAGACCAAGAAGTTTCGTATTTGCTGGGCAACGGCGTTTCATTTCAGGAAGCGGAGACAAAAAAGGCGCTTGGTGCGACGTTTGATGAAGATATTATGGACGCTGCCCGCCATGCTTTGATTGACGGGCAGTCTTTCGTGTTCTGGAATCTCGACCATGTGCAGGTGTTCGCAGCAGAGGAATTTGTTCCCCTGTACGACGAGGAAGACGGCTCCATTAAAGCCGGAATCCGTTTCTGGCAGGTGGCAGACAATAAGCCACTGCGCGCCACGCTGTACGAGCTTGACGGCTACACAGAGTATCTAAAGCACAAAAGCGATGATATGGCGATTCTCAAGCCGAAACGCGCTTACAAGTTGAAGCTGCGCACCAGCGAGGCAGACGGCACAGAAATTTATGACGGTGAGAATTATCCCGGATTTCCCATTATCCCGCTGAAAAACGGAGAGCAGGCCCACAGCGAGCTACAGGGGAGACAGAATACCATTGACGCGCTCGACCTTGCTAGCTCCAACATGGTAAACAACGTTGACGAAGGCAACCTGATTTTCTGGGTGTTGACCAACTGCGGAGGCATGGACGAGCAGGACGACACAAAGTTCATTGAGCGTCTGAAAACGACCCATGTCGCCCATGCTGACGGTGACGAGGGCGCGAAGGCCACGCCACAGAGCATCGAAGCGCCGTTCCAAGGCACGCAAGCCACCATTGATATGCTCACCAAAAAGCTATACGAGGACTTTCAGGCCTTTGATTCTGCGGCTGTTAGCGCTGGCAACCAAACTGCAACGGCCATCAAGGCCAGTTATGTGCCACTCGACCTGAAAACGGACAAGTTTGAAAGCTGCGTGACGCGCTGCATCAAGGGCATTTTGGCGGTTGCCGGGCTTGATGACGATCCGACATACACGCGCAACCAGATTATCAACAAGCAGGAAGAGGCGCAGACCGTGATGCTGGGTGCGGAATACTACGATGATGAATACATCACAAAAAAGCTGCTGACTATTCTCGGCGACTCAGACCAGTACGAGGAATTGATGAAGCGAAAGGCGGCAGAGGAGCTAGACCGCACGACAGAAGGCGAGGGATGACAAGATGTTAAATTTTGAAAACCTCGAAAAAGCCAACTTTTTAGGCGTTGGCAAATACGATACGCCGATTATCCAGCCGGAACATATAGACGTGCGGCATTTGGAGTGGATTCCGTTTGATAAGGCGCTTGTATCCAAAGACAGAGCCACAAAAGGCGTGCATTTCTACTGCTACGACTTCCTGTTTTCCAGAGTATGGAATAATCCTGACAAGTACATCAATTTGCTGTCGCAGTTTGGAGCAGTCTGCGCACCGGATTTTTCGCTGTATTCTGAAATGCCACTTGCTATGCAGATTTACAACCATTACCGCAAGCATTGGTGCGCGGCGTATTGGCAGGCGCATGAGATACACGTTATTCCTACCCTATGTTGGTGCGGCATGGATAGCTTTGAATGGTGCTTAGACGGCACACCAAAACACAGCATTGTTTCTATTTCAAGCGTTGGCACACAAAGCAACGACTATGAAAAAGAATGCTTTGCTAGGCAATGCCGCAAGGCGCTGGAAATTTTGGAACCGTCAGAAATTTTGTGGTACGGCAAATGCCCGGATGAATTTGACTGGAACGTGACAAAAATTGTGCCACGATACGAGAAAATTAAAGAAAGGCGGTTGATAGCACATGGCAAAACGCGGTAGCGGCGGCGCTGGTAGGGGTGGCGGCAAGGCTAAAAGCAGATTCGGAAACCCTGTAAAGACTTTAAAAAAAGTAACTCAAGAAAAAACGACCGCGCCTACTTTGAAAACAGCAAAAGACATTGTTCCGTGGGTGAAGCATCAATCTGGAGTAGATTTGGATAAATATAGAGATTCCGTAACAAGAGGATTTGATAAGCGCAATCAGATTTTTGTTGATGCTTCCAAAATGTCAAAAACTGAACGACGCTCCCTTGGACTGTTAGAAACGCATAGAGGCTACAAAACCAATATTACTACAGAATTAAGCGGTGCATGGCTACTTGGTATTAAAGTTAAGAAAAAATGAAAAAACCTGATTATGCGCACCGCCTGACAGATGCGAAGCTCGCCAAGCTAGAACAGCGCATCGCAAAGCTGTACAAAGAAGCTGCTGACGAATTGACAAACACGGTGAAAGCCTATTTTGAGCAGTTCGAAAGGCGTGATGCAGCCATGAAAGAAAAGCTCGATGCAGGCGAAATAACAGAGCAGCAATACAAGCAGTGGCGGCTTGCGCAGATGGGCAGAGGCAAGCGTTTTACGGCGCTGCGGGACAAGGTGGCAGAAAGATACACCAACGCCAACGAAACGGCTGTGGCCTATGTCAATGACGCTACGCCTGGCATTTACAGCTTGAACCGCAATTACTCTGCTTACAAAATCGAGCAGGTTTCCGACAAAGCAGATTTTACGCTGTGGGACGAGCAGACAGTTAAACGTCTGATTGTGGAACAGCCTGACTTGATGCCGTACTACCCGCCAAAGCGTGCATTGCAGCGCGGCATTGATTTGAAGTACGGAAAGCAACAGATTACAGGCAGCGTGACAAGCTCCATCCTGCAAGGCAAAAGCATACCGAAAATTGCAAACGACCTGCAACAGCGTATGCAGGATATGAGCCGTGCAAGCGCTATCAGAACGGCCAGAACGGCGGTCACGGCAGCGCAAAACGCGGGACGGCTAGATACTTACCGCGCAGCGCAGGACATGGGAATCAAGCTGAAAAAGCAATGGCTGGCAACACTGGACAACCGCACACGCCACGCACACGCAATGCTTGATGGTCAGACGGTCGATGTAGACAAGCCGTTTAAGGTTGACGGTTACGAGCTTATGTATCCGGGAGACAGTTCCGCACCGGGCTATCTTGTGTATAACTGCCGATGCACCCAGATTGCGGAGGTTGATGGCGAGGATACAAGCAGCGGCGGAAGACGCGCTATTGACCCGGAAACAGGGGAATCTGTGCTTGTGGAAGATATGACCTATGCGGAATGGGCAGGGTGGAAGAAAGCCAAACCGCCTGACGTGCTGGATATTTCCACGATGGCAGAAGCAAAAGATGCGTTGCTGAACAAAATCGGATTTAACATGGTTGAAGATTCGTTTATCAGAAACGTTGATGAACGACTTGCGGTAGAAAATACAAAACAGCTTTATGCGCTTGAACAGAAATTCGGAGCGGTAGGCCAGTCTACAGGTTCCATTTGTTCTGTGTCAAGCGGCAAAGACACGGTTGCTTATGTAAGAGGTACACTGAAAGACCCTACAAATCAAAACTTGTCTTTGTGCCCTGGTGCTTACCATAGTTACAAAGATATGGTATCCACAACATTAGGTGAAATTGAAAGAAACTGGGCAATGCCAGCACAAAAAGAAAATGCCGCAATTTATAGCGTTACCCATGAGTATGGGCATATGCTTGAGAACACTATCATTAAAAAGGCAATGGAAGAATACGGTTTAGATAAACTGGAAAAATCCATTGATTACACAAAAAAGACTCCAAAGGCAGTATTTAAGCAGTATTATAAGATACAAAGCGAAACTGAGAAAAAATGTTGTGCAGAAATACTTGACATTGCCAAAGAAACGAATGTAAACTTTAAGATAAGCGATAACTTGTCACGCTATGGCAAAACAAATTATGCAGAGTTTTTTGCAGAGGTTTTCGCAAATAGCCAACTTGGCGCACCAAATGAGCTTGGCAAGGCCATGTTGGTTTGGCTTGAAAGGAAGGGGCTTGTAAAATGAAAACAGAACCATATTTTATGAGAAATAAGGATTGGTACTATTTCGATGAAGCGGAATTTTGTTACAAGCTGACAGAAAAGGCCCCGCCTGAAGCTGTACAATCTTATGATGATTTTTATAAAGAGAAAATTGTTAAAGATAAAAGCGGAAATGTTTGGTTTGAAAAATAGGGGGTCAAACAATGAATCCATTAAAAAGATTTTTAGGTGATACATCAAGCGAACAGTTTAGAGTTTATGACACTTCCGATGAAGCCGAAAAGCACGTAAGCATCTTTGGGGTCGAAGATGTAACCATTACAGAAGATGACATTAAAAATCTCCGAGAGGGCAAAACGCTTGTGTGCGAGATTATGAATGAATACAGCATTATGATGCGATTAGAAAACAATGAAAATCACACTTGAAGACCACAGCGCTGAAGTCTACAAAGAGCTTGAAGCGGCTTGCCAGCGGGCGCTGGAAAAGTGCGGGCTTGTCGGTGAGGGGTATGCAAAAAAGCTATGCCCCGTTGACACGGGCAATCTGCGAAACAGCATTACCCATATGGTAAACGACGGCGAAAAAGCTGCATATATCGGCACAAATAGCGAGTATGCAGTTTATGTGGAGTGCGGCACGGGTGTTTATTATCCCGGTGGCAGACAAACGCCGTGGGTGTACCAAGATGCAAAAGGCAATTGGCATCTGACACACGGCCAACGCGCAAAACCGTACATCAAGCCCGCAGTGGCAGACCATGCCGCGCAGTATAACAGAATTATCGAACAAGAGCTGAAAGGCAAATAAGCCTCTCGGCTCTTTTTATTAGCATCTACCGCGTTTGCGGCAGGTGCTATTTTTATACGCAAAAACAGCGAAGCACTGCTGTTTTGAATAAATAAAACTCAAATGGCGAAGAACCGCCACCGAAGAAAAGGAGAGAACCCCCATGGCAAAATTTACACGCGCTGAAATCCGTAAAATCATTGGCGAAAGCTGCACTGACGAAATTGAAAATCAGCTGGTGGCGCTCCATCTGGGCGTTGTTGACCCGCTGAAGGACGACGTCACGAGGTATAAAGCCGATGCAGAAAAGCTGCCGGGCGTTCAGAAGGAGTTGGACGACCTGAAAGCGCAGGGCGACGGCGGCTACAAGGCTAAGTATGAAGCAGAGCACAAGGCTTTTGGGGACTACAAGGCCAACGTAGACGCTGAAAAAACGACGGCTGCCAAAGAAAAGGCGCTGTCAGACGTCCTGCTGAAAATCGGCATTTCTGAAAAGCGAGTTTCGTCTGTCGCACGTCTGGCAAAGGGAGACGGCCTACTTGACAAACTGGAATTGGATGACAAGGGCGCTATCAAAGACGCTGCTGCGCTGGAAAAAAGCCTTAAATCCGATTACAGCGAGTACATCACCACGACCAGCACAAAAGGGGCAAACATCCCTACTCCCCCCGCCAGCAATGGCGGCAAGGCCCTGACGCGGGAGGACATCTACAAGACGGACGATAAGGGTCGTTATGTACTGTCCACCTCCGAGCGTCAGGCTGCGCTTGTAAACCTCATGCAAAACGAATCTGACGATTAACAGAAAGGAGCCAAAATATGGCTGCAAAAACTAACCTGACTACCGCCGCCCAGATTACTGTCAATGCCCGCGAGGTTGACTTTGTCACCCGCTTTGGCAAGAACTGGGACGCGCTGCGAACCATCATGGGCATTATGCGCCCCATCCGCAAGGCCCCCGGCACAAAGCTGGTCTCCTATGAAGCCACTGTTGACGGCACTCTGGCTGGCGGTACGTCCGTTGCCGAAGGCGATGAGATTCCGCTGACCAAGATGAAGGTCGAGCCCAAAACCTACGGCGACATTGAGATTGCCAAGTATGCCAAGAGCGTGTCCGTTGAGGCTGTCGCCAAGTACGGCGCAGATGTTGCCGTTGAAAAGACCGACGAGGCGTTCCTTGTCGCCCTGCAGAACAAGGTTCTGGGCGACTTCTACACATTCCTGAACACTGGCTCTCTGGCTGTGGCTGCTACCACTTGGCAGCAGGGCCTTGCTCTGGCAAAGGGCAACGTGCTGGACAAGTTCGCCAGCATGGATCGTGATGTTACCGAGGTTGTCGGCTTTGCCAACATTCTGGACTTCTACGGCTATCTGGGCGACAAGGAAATCACCACGCAGACCGCATTCGGCCTGACCTATGTTCAGAATTTCATGGGTTATTCCACTCTGTTCTTGCTGCCCGCAAAGTACATCGCCCGCAACAAGGTCATTGCCGTCCCTGTTGAGAACATCGACCTGTACTACATCGACCCCGCCGACAGCAATTTCACCAAGCTGGGCCTGAACTATACCGTCGAGGGCGAAACCAACCTGATTGGTGTGCATGTTGACGGCGACTACAGCCGCGCAACTGGCGATATGTACGCTCTTATGGGTATGAAGCTTTGGGCCGAATACCTTGACGGCATCGCCGTCGCCACCATTACGCCCGCAGAAACCCGGAGCGTAAAAACTGTCAAGGCAGGACAGTAAAAAAGAGGGAGTGCAATGCTTGAAGAATTGATGAGGGAGTGCCGGAACTGGTTTGTCACACAGAATGGAGTCCATCTGGGCGAGTTCAGCATCAAGGGCGGGAGCATTGTGCTCCCTTTTTTGCGTGCCGGACAGTATTTCCGCATTGTGGGCAGCGTTCTGAATGACGGCGTTTACCAGTACGGCGACTGTGCGCTTAGAGATGAAACCTTTGAGGGGGCTGTCTGGGCTATGTCCGTGCCTGCCGAATTTCTGCGCCTTGAAGAAGAAATCAAGGCGTGGCGAACGCAGTACGAGAACGCCGCAAATAGCCCATTTCAGAGTGAGAGCTTTGCCGGGTACAGTTACACCAAATCGAGCGCAAACGGCAATTCTGGCGGCTCTGTGACGGGCTGGCAGGGCGTGTTTGCTTCTCGGCTGAACAAATGGAGAAAGCTATGAGCCTTTTAGATGATTTTTCGCATAGCTGCATCATCATGGACAAGCTGACAAAGCCTGACGGAGAAGGCGGCTATGCTACCGAGTGGAGAGAGGGCGCAGAGTTTGCGAATTACGTTGCACTGGACAGCAGCCTTGAAGCACGGCAGGCCGAAGCGCAGGGCGTAACCAGCGTATATACCGGCATTGTTCGGAAAGATGTGCCTATTGAGTACGGCAGCGTTTACAAGGACATGACGACCGGGGCATACTTCCGGGTCACGAGCCGACCAGAAGAAAAGCAAGCCCCGGCAAGCGCTTCCCAGATGCTGAACGGCCTAAAAAGTTTTACGGCTGAACGATTGCGGGAGGGATTGCCTACATGACAAAGGGCGCTGCATTACAGCAGTTTTTCGGGCAATTTATGACCGCATACCCCAGCAACGCCGTGCCGAAAGACGCGGTGCTCCCATACCTGACCTATGATGCCGTGATGGATACTTGGGCAAATTCTGTATCAATCACAGTAAATATGTGGTTTCACACCACATCCGAAGCTGTGCCAAACTCAAAGGCGCAAGAGCTTTTGACGGCTCTTACAAAAGGCGACCCGACTTTGCCGTGCGATGATGGAATTATCTGGCTCAAACCCGGCTCACCGTTTAGCCAATCGCTGGCAGATGACACAGACAAAAACCTAAAACGGCGGTACATCAACGTGATCGCCGAATTTTTATGCCTAAATTGAGGTGAAAGCATGAAATTTACTCGTATTCCTGAATCTGCGTTTAAAGAACTGGTCTTGAACGCGGGCTATCTTGCAACTACGTTTGACCCGACTGCCGGTACTGCGCCGGAAGAAAGTGCGCTGCTGGGCGCTACGACCGGCGGCATTACCTTTACGGCTGTGCCAAGCTTTACCGACTTTGGCGAGGACATCGACAACTGCCCCAAGAACATGAAAGAACTGAAACAGATTGAATCTTGGGAAGTCAAGTGCAGTGGCACTTATGTTTCGGCATCGGCAGAGAATGCCAAGAGCATGCTTGGCGCTGCGGATGTTACGACTACTTCCAAGGTTTCCAAAATCACGCCACGCAACGACCTGAAAGACAGTGACTTTACCGATTTGTGGCTGCTGTGCGATTACTCCGACAAGCACGGCACTACGAATGGCGGTTTCTGCGCCATTCACATGATGAATACGCTGTCTACCGGCGGTTTCAGCTTGCAGACGGGCGACAAGGAAAAAGGCAAGATGAGCTTTGAATACACGGCGCACTACTCCATTACCGCGCAGGACACTGTGCCGTGCGAGGTGTATATCAAGGCCGGAGAGGATGAAGCATAATGCGGATTTTTTCTGAACTTAGCACTGACGAAGCGCTGGAAGTCGTTTTGCAAATCGCGCAGCCCATCACAAACCTGATCGATGATGAAGCGCTTGTGAAAGAGATGCAGAAAACGATGCCAAAGGGCGAAGCGACCCGCATTGCAATGCAGCGCTTTGGCCTTGCGAAAATTGTTAAGCTGTTGAACATTGCGTTGAAGCAGCACCGCGAGGACGTGTACGCAATCCTCGCCCCGTTCAACGGCCTGACGGTGGAAGAAATCGGCAAGCAGAATTTCCTTATCACCTGCAAGCAAGCTGCCGACCTGCTGAACGATAAGGGTTTTGTTGATTTTTTCAAATCGTATCTCGGTGGCGGGCAGAACAAATAATCCCTGTACTGCTGAAAATGCCGAAACTGAGCGCAAAGGCGCTTGTGTCGGCGCTGCCTTACGCTTTAAAAGCTGATTTTGAAGAACAGATGTACAAGGTGTACATGACTGACAGTGCGTGGAGCCTTGTAGTAGCTGTGACAGGCGTAAAGGACAGGCCAGCGAGATATATTGATATCATCCACCCGCCCAAAGTGGATACGCGGACACCAGAACAGGTGCAGGCGGATTTCAAAGACTTTGCGGCGCGGCATGGATTGAAAGAAGCAGAGAAAAAAGCCGCCCAAACAGAGGGCGGCTAAACTTAGAAACAATTTTTGATAATGGCTTTATAGGTTGGCTCGTCAACTTCCAGCAGGAAGCGCTTGCCGCTGTAACGCCATTGCGGGTCATCTATAAGCTGGATAACAACCTGATAAACGCCTTTTTGCTTGGCAGTCATTGCACCGGCAACCATGCCAGCACCACCAAACAAAGCACCTCCGACCATGCCGCGCATAACGCCGGAAGCCATAGATGTTTTGTGAGTTTCATCTACCACAGAGTAACCGGCAACAGTACGGCTGTTTAGTTCAAGTGCTGATAGACCACCAACGTCCATAGAGACTTTGCCAAATGAAACAGACACCTTTTTGCCCATAAAATCACCGGCGATAACTGCATTTTTTGCTTTTGCCATAAAAAACACCTCCTATTGCTTAGAATACAGCAGATAAAGCAGAAATTCAAGAAGGGAGTGATAGATTGGACGTTTTTAACTTATATGCAAAATTAAGTCTCAACACAGACGACTACGAAAAAGGTGTTGAGAAGGCAAAAGGCGGCGCAACGTCTTTGATGGACGTGTTCAGCGGTACGTTGCTTGGCAATGTTGTTTCGGATGGTTTGCGGACTGTAACCAACGGCATTGCGGAAATCGGGAGAACTGCTGCAAGCATGGCTGTTTCTATTGGCAAGGCATCGCTGGACAGCTATGCAGACTACGAGCAGCTTGTAGGCGGCGTGGAAACGCTGTACAAAGACAGCGCGGGAATCATAGAAAACTACGCAAAAGACGCATACAAGAATGTGGGCCTTTCAGCAAATGATTACATGGAAACATCTACATCGTTTGCGGCAGCTCTTGTTTCAAGTTTGAGCGGCGACACAGAAAAAGCCGCCGAAATGGCAAATACTGCGATTTCGGATATGTCCGATAATGCGAACAAGATGGGCACCAATATTTCTTCCATCCAAGACGCATATAACGGCTTTGCGAAGCAGAACTACACAATGCTTGATAACCTAAAGCTTGGCTACGGCGGCACGCAGGCTGAAATGAAGCGGCTTATCAAAGAAGCTGCTGCCATGACGGACACGCAAAAAGAGCTTGGTGTTACGGTCGATTCCAACAGTATGTCCTATGCGAACATTGTACAAGCGATTCATGTCGTGCAGGCAAACATGGGCATCATGGGAACGACCAGCAAGGAAGCTGCAACTACAATTCAAGGCAGTACAGCGTCAATGAAGAGCGCTTGGGAAAATCTGCTGACGGGTATTGCAGACCCGGAGCAAGACTTTCAAACTTTGGTGGACAACCTTGTTGACAGCGTTATTACTGCCGGAAACAACATTATACCGCGCATCAAAGAAATTGTGCCTACTTTGATTGATGGTTTGAGCGAACTGGTCACACAGCTTGCGCCTTATGTGAGCAGCGTGATTATGGAGCTTGAACCGACTATTGAAGAGGGCTTGCAGGCACTTTTCGGCGGGTTAAGCAGTGTAGCAAGCGAATTGCAGCCCATTGTTGCTGATGTGTTTTCTTTTTTTGGCGATGCAATTATTTCCGGGCTGACAAGCGCGATTGAAAACTCTGACTTTTCGTTTCTGCTTTTCATTTTTGACAATGTTAAAACAGCAGCTGAAGAAGTCGTGCCTGTAATTGAAGAAATCGCACCAGCACTTGTGACGGTTGGTGCAGCTGTAAAAGGCTGGCAAATCGGGACGAAAATCCAAAAGATGGTGACGGCCTTTGACGAAGCCAAGGTTGCTGTTTCTTTGTTCAGCATGGGACTTTCTGAAACGGAAATTGCACAGGGTGCGCTCAATGGCACATTAAAGGCATCCGAAGTTCTTGCCGGATTGCTTACAGGAAAGATTTCTCTTATGACGTTGGCACAGGCGGCAGCGGCAAAAGCGCAAGCCGCTTTTAATGCGGTTTTGGCAGCAAACCCAATTACACTGGTTGTGGTTGCAATTGGCGCACTGGTTGGCATTTTGGCTGTGCTGTATGCAAAGAACGAAGATTTTAGAAATGGCGTTAATGCTGCGTGGGATGCGATTTCTGCCAAGATTCAGGAAGTAGTAGCATTTGTACAGCCTTATGTTGAAGCGGCTATGCAGGTTATCGGGCAGGTTGTTACGCAGGTCATTACAGATTTGACCCCGGTCATACAGAGCATCGGTGAAGCGTTCAGCGCTGCATGGAGCCTTGTACAGACTGTGTGGGCATGGGCAAGCGCATTCTTTCAGGCTATCTTCCAGTCAATTGTGGTCATCTTTACGCCGTTTGCACCGATTATCAGCGGATTCTTTCAGGGCGCGTGGATCATTATTCAAAGCATCTGGAATGTTGCGGTAAGCTTTTTCCAGACTGTGTTTGATTTGATTACCGGCGTGTTTTCTACGATTGACGCTGTGTTGTCTGGTGACTTTCAGAGCGCGTGGGCGTCGATTCAGGGCATCTTTGAAGGTGTGTTTGGTTTCTTCTCTACGGTAGGCCAAAACGTTGTAGAGGGCATCAAGGGAGGCATTGCGGCTGTTTGGGATGGCCTTGTCAGCTTCGTGCAGGGCTTGTGGGATGGCATCAAGAGCATTTTTGTCATCAATGCAGGCGACGTCAAAAACAATACGGGGTCTGACGGCAGCCACGCAGGCGGCATGGATTATGTCCCCTATAACAACTACGTTGCAAATCTGCATCGCGGCGAGATGGTGCTGACAGCTGATGAAGCGGACAGCTACAGACGCGGTAAGGGCAGCAGCAACGGTTTTACCCTGACGCAAAATATTTACGCGGCAAAGCAGACACCGGTTGAACTGGCGGCAAGTACAGCGGCGTATTTCCAGCGGGCGAGGTGGGCGATATGAGTTTTTTAAGTAAGACTTTTAAATACGTCAACTCGCTGGGGCAGTCTATCGTGTTTGACTATGAGCATGGTTATCTTATCAGCAAGCCGGATGGCATTGATACAATTTCGGTCACTGCCAACACGGCGCAGGGCATCGGTCAGGTAGGCGCTACGGTGCAATCTAAGGCCATTCAGACGCGGCCTATTAACATCAATGGAAGAGTTATCGGAGACAATGCACAAGCGCTTAAAGATGCGCTTGTGACCGTTGTACGACCTGACCTGACCGGGGTGTTATATGCTGGAGACTGGCACATAGACGTTATTGTAACGGCATCTCCTACCATTGGCGCATCAAAACGCGGTGCACCGTTTCAGCTTGGCCTTCTTGCCCCCTACCCGTATTGGGAAAGCGGCGAACGAAAGGCAATGCAGCTGCGCGGCGTGCAAAAAGGTTTTAAATTCCCATGGAATATTAGCAAAACGTATTATTTTGGCAAAGTCATTGTGCTAAAATACATTGTTTTGCAGAATTTTGGGCAATTTGATGTGCCTTTTAGGCTGGAAATCAATTGCGTTGGCGAGACGGCAACAAACGTAGGCATTGAAAACATGCTGACAGGTGAAGTTCTGCGGCTGGAAAAAACGCTTGTGGAAGATGAGCGTGTCGTTATCAAGACATCGCACGGAAAAACAACGGTCACAAGCTCTAAGGACGGCGACTGCCGGGGCGCACTTACGCTTGAAAGCACACTGTACAGAATTCATACGGGCGATAATGCGTGGAAGCCTACTGCGGACAGTGGGCTTGAAAACGTTGAAATGAGCGTTTCGTTTGCGGAAGAAAGTGCGGGTGTAACGGTAATATGAGATTAGAGCTGTTCTCCCATGACCTTAGCAACAGACACGAAATTACCCACGCCATCAGCAGCGAGTTTTCGGACTATTATAACGATGTTGGAAAATTTACGGTAGTTTTGCCGATGGACGATTACAGTATCTCTATTGTAGAACTAGACGCAGTTTTGTACATCGTAGAGCGTAGATTAGCTTACGAAGTAGCAGAGGTACAGTTTGACAGCGACAACGGAGAAATCACGCTGAACGGCTACAGCTTAAACAACCGACTGAATCGGCGCATAGTGGCAGCATCGGCCAGCGTTGTGAACGTGGAGACTGACGTTTACAACGTTGTACGCAACAACCTGCGCGGGCTGCCGGTGCTGCTGGCAGCTGGTAAGGGCCTGCCTGAAACCGTGCCTTCGACAGAGGTGTACGGCGAGGAACTTTTAAAAAAGATAATCCCCGTTTTGACGGACGCTGGCCTTGGTAATCGTATTGTTTTTGACTATCTGGCCAAAACCCAGACGTTTGAGGTGTATAAGGGTGTTGACCGCACAGAGGGACTGACCGCAGTTTTGTTTGTTCAAGAACGCGGCACGGCGCCCGGACTGGTAGTTGACAAGGATATTTCGGAATACAAAAACGTGTGCTACTGCGAAGCCGAATATAAGGACGGCACAAGCTTTGTTGTAAAGGCTGGCACGGCCAGCGACAACGAGCGGCGTGAACTATGGGCAAGTTTCAGCGGCGACAGCCAGCAGGATGGAGAGAGCAACTCAGATTTTGAGAGCCGCGTAAAGCAGTACGCCGCTTTACAGTTGGGCAGTCACCTGAACCGCAACGGCTTTTCGATTGACGCGGACGGTGACGAGCTTGGCAAGGCATACAATGTTGGCGATTTGGTTTGGTGCGTTTCTTTGCGGCTGGGTGTAAAGTACAAGGCAAGAATCACGGCAGCAAAGTATTCACAGGATGCAAACGGATCAAGCGTCAAGCTGGTTATTGGCGACCCGATTTTAACAGTTTTGAGGTGATAAAGTGGCAGAGATCAAAAATTTTCCGAATAATGTGGATGAATATATCGGAGCCGAAAACGTGATGAAATGGCTGCATGGGCGTTCCAGCGGCGTATTTGGCGCGGATGGCAATTTAAGTGTTACCGCAAACGGCGATATGACGGTAAGCGTTTCAGATGGCGTGGGCTGGCTGGCGAACGACAAAGCGGACGGCACAGTTTTTTGGAATGATACAAAAGAACAGACTGGAAGCGAGCTGCAGCTGACAATCCCGTTGGCAGACCCCGTCCTGCCACGTATTGACAGGATTGTTGTTAGCTGGGACACGGTGGATTATGCGTCAAAGCCGCGTATTGAAGTGATAAAAGGCACGCCAAATAATGCACCTACCGCCCCGGAACTTACAAACAACACTTTGAAACGGCAAATTTCTCTTGCGCGTATTGGCGTCGCAGCAGCGGTAAGCAGCATTTCTGCGGATAACATCACGGACGAACGGCTTGACCCCGATGTGTGTGGGCTTGTTACGGATTGGGTTAGCGTTGATACTACCACCATGCAGGCGCAGTTTTCCTCATTGCTGGAAAAGGTAAAGACCGAGCTGGCGCAACTGCACGGTGGCACAGCAATGATGACCAAGGCACAGTATGACCCGTCTGGTGGCGGGTTAAATGTCTGCGTGCAGGAATATGAGTGCAGCAAGAGCGGCAGCGTGTATGCGCTGACGGGAGAAGGCGCGGTGGGGCGGTTTAAAGTCCCTGCCGCGTGGAGCGCGGGCGATACATGGACAGTCAACGGTGTGGCCGTGCCTGCGTATTGCGGCGCGGATGCGGCGGACGGAGACTGCGTTGTGACCGGGCGCTGGATCACATTTGTGTACGATGGCACGCGGCTGGATTTTAACGGCGGCGGTGGATTGAGCACTGGAAAGCTGGCACAGGCCACCGCCACGGAAGCGGATGTGCTGGCGAATTCTACGTTTTACGCGAAAAACAAAACGCTGCGCACCGGCAATGTGCCGCGGCGCGGGGACTGGGGCGCGACGATTGCACCGGGCGAGTCGGTGACGGTGCCGGACGGAAAACACGACGGCGGCGGCAGAGTGAGCGCAAAGGCGCTGAAAACGGTGACAATCAGCATGGTCAACAGTTCCGGCTCGTGGAGCTACACGTTCACGGGCGGCACGCTGGTCGGCATCCGCGACATCGCGGAAAGTGGGGAAAGCCCGGAAATCGGGCTCCTGCACATCAGCGGGAACACCATCACCATGAAATGGAGCGGAAACGGCATCGTGAACCGCCATATCACGCTGATTTACTACTGATTTTTGGGAGGTGCATGATGGTACATACTTTGAGACTTGACAACTACACCCCTACACCGCGAAAGCTGGTGCTTGGGACTAATTCCAGCTATGGCATAGAATCTATAAAAATCGAGCGCGGGGCCGGGTGGGACGGGTTGAATCTCACCGCAACGTGGCACATCCCCGGGAGGGAAGAGCCGCTGCGCGTGGCCCTGCTGGATGGGGATGCCATGGACGTGCCGCCCGAGGTGACGAAGGAGGCCAAGGATGGCGTGCTTGTGCTGGCCGGGCTGGCCTCCGGCGTGCAGCGGGCGAGTTGTAACGTGGAGTATCTTATCCTTGAGCAAGCGGGCGTATACGGCGGCGCGGATGCAGAGCCGACGCCCGAGCTGGCGGCTCAGGTGCTGCAGGCGGTGCAGGATGCCCGGGACGCGGCAAAGGACGCCAATCAGCGCGCCACGAACGCGGAGGACGCCGCCAACAGCGTGAGGGAGGACGCCGACAACGGGAAGTTTATCGGCCCAGTCGGCCCGCAGGGGCCTGTTGGGCCGCAAGGCGCGCAGGGTATCCAGGGCGAGAAGGGCGACAC